CAGCTTTGGATGCGTCTCGTGTTGCGGTTGTTAGATTTTGCGAAATCTCTCTGGTCGCAATATTGGCTTGGTCCTTAATTGCGTCAAATGCTCTCAAAAGCATTTCTAATTTCTGCTTGGCGTTTGTATCCTTAAAATCCAAAACCAATGGCTCACCAAGCTGATCATAGAATCCCTCAATCTTCTTTTGCAAAGCATCAAACGCTTCTGGTGATCCCGGTTTTAGTTTCATTAAGGAGACACCAACTTTGTCGATGTCATTTTGCAAAAACTGAAACTGGACAATCCGATCTTGCAAATTCATAGATCCATGAAATTTCTCAAATGCTTTGGGCAATCTGACACCCAAATCATAAATCATCTCATTTAGCCTTTTTGCAAAATCCGAATTTGCGAGGTTTCCTATTTCATTATTTGCCTCAAGTATCTTGTTAGTCAAAGCAACAGATGCATCGCCTGCATCATATAAAGCCATCCCAATCTTATCTAGAGTTGCCTTATTCTTTTCAAGATCCTTATCTAGAGTCTTTATTTTTTCATCAGTTCTTGCAGCTGCCTCACCAAATCCCTTTATGCGACCGGCTGCCTCTTCTACTTCCTTAGTCCAATCACCAGGCAATAATTCCATCCAATATTTGGCGGCAACCTCCATTGCTTCAGAATAGGAATACCAAAGACCTTTCACAGTTTCCCAGTATTCCTTTGCTTGAATCTCTGCTTCTAAATAAAAACCGCCTAATCCATTAGAGCTTATTAGAAAGCCACCGAACTGCATCACCACTCTTGAGGCTTCAGCACTTGCCAGTGCCCAATCATCTTTTTGACCAAGGACGGTTTTTTGTAAAATTCCCATAACGGGAATCAGTGATTGCTTGATCGCAGTTTCGGAAATCAAAGCGGCATCACCTAAACCTGCTTTTAATTCATTAAACTCATTGTTGGCACTATTAAGATCCATCACCAGTGGCCCAAATTCACCCCTCATATCCATTGCCATTTTCTTTGCTTGGCCCATGAATTTACTAGCAACGCCGAAAGTCATCGACCAAGCTTTACCCATCAATTCAATTGCCTGGTTAACTACAACGATTTTCTCACTATAGGATTGCATCCGTGTAGTTGCTTTTGGTAAAGCTTGATCACTTTGAGCCCCGACATCATCTATGGACTCCTCTACTTTGTTGATTGTCTTGGATGTCTCAGAAGCGGATTCGGTGAAATCTTCAAATGAATCGACAAGCTTCTTTATCTCAGTATGGGCTTTTGAGGCATTAACCGCGATCTCTATATTTGCTTTGTTCTTTGCCATCGGTTTTGCTCTTTCTCAATCTTATCGGATTGCCTTTTGGTTGTCTCATTTTCAACCGCAATCCGTGTTGATGTCATAATGCGAAACGCTTCATAAACATAAAGTGGCTCATTCATTAAATCTGATCCGCCAAATGGAAGCAACCGCCAAAGCTCCCAATCTTGCCACCAGGACAACCACAACCACACTTCGGCGTCAAATTCCATATTGGGACAACGCCACATGTCTGGATCATAGCTTAGGTATATTCTCCTTTTCGGATCCCCCTTACAGTTGCGTGAATCCTTGAGCTTGTCTTGATCGCTGTAACTGCTACCCCTACAATCAGTACATCCCCAATCCCTAATAGACGATGCCCTAGGGTCATTCACCATTCTCACAATGCGAATCAGGTTTTTTTTAAACCTGATCTCAATTTGGATGCTTTCGTCAGAGCTTCATAAACTTCATCAATTTGCGCTTGCTCTCCATTCTCAAAAAGCTCCACACCATTTGTGATGTCTCGATTTCGGATATCGGTTAAGTTCCCAACTTCGGACACTCGCTCTTTGAAGATCTTAGCTAGGACATCGATCGCTTTATTCGCGCTCGATTCTCCATTGAGTTTTATGTTTACCGCTTTGAGATATTTTCGATTCTCACCAGCAGTCATAGGAGATATCTTGACCCACCATGGGGTTTCGCTCTCTCTATTGTCTTCGCATTCTGGGACATAGGTGACTAGGTCTAATTCATCTATAGGCATTTTGTTTTCCCTTTTTGAGATTGTTTAATTAGGTTTTCCAGGAGATCACTAAGTCTTTTACAACTTCGGTTGCTGAGGTATCTTTCACCATCGACTTGAAAGGCATAGATAAAGTCATCTCATCTTGACCAGATGCCTCGAAACTAGATGGCTCAAACTCAACGTACTCCATGTCAATTTGAACATAGTTTGCATCAGTGTCTCCAAGTTTCACTTCAACTTTGCATCTTCGGAATAACTCTCTACGATATAACAGAATGCCATCAATCGACGTTTTAACACGTAGGCTTAAAGTGCCCGTGACATCTCGGAATCCCGGAATGAAACCATCCATGCTCGAAGCCGAGAAAGCTTGATTATCAATTTTCTTGATTCCGTTATTGAGATTAATTTCAAGGCTCGTGATCGGTGCATCTGTTATAGCAGAATGAGATCCAGTGGTATCATCTGAGTCATATGGTGTGATCGTAACAGTCCCTTGAGTAGAGCTGATTGGCTTTTTGGTATTAAAGGTTGCACCACCACCAGGGAAAAACGGCACCATTCTCAATTCGGAACCAGCTGGGCCAGTGTCATTTGGACCAACGCGGATTGTTGAGTTCTTGAAATCTCCCCCGTCCTCATCTGAGTACGTGCTCACTTTTGAGAATTTATTCCAATTGTATCCTCCACTACCTGTTTCATCTTCTTTCCAAGCCCATAATGAGGCAGCACCATTTGCGCTACCTGCATAATCTGTCGTCTTAGGTTGCAACTGATATAAGTCGATTTTGGGATCACACTCAATTGCATCGTCAGTTGTTAGGCCAGAATAATTCTCGCCCGCTTTTGCTGTCGCAATACCGGTCAGGATGTGGTTGTAGGCCGATCCCGAAAAGCGTACCGTAATGGGATCACCCGATGTCATATTGAGAGCCATCGTTTCAACACAAGCACCAAACACAGTCTCAGAAAAGGTATCGGGAACAACTCGAACAATGTTCAATGAATCAAGAGCGTTTCCACTTGTCGCAGGTTGAAACACAGTGTCCCTAGCAGGTGATCCGCCATCTTCCGTTGTACTGTCACCAATCGCCGCTTTGAGCAGTCTATGGATGTCTGGCCCTCTTAATGACGCACCATCAGATACATCTAGATAAGTTTCCAATTCCCAAGTTGCGGATAGCTTTCCCGTAATGATATTATCTTTAATCCTTGCACGAGTGCCTTGAGCGGTATCGGTAAAGTTGCGCTCTTGCTCAAATCCCATTGTGCAATTCAATGGCGCAACTGCATGGGTCACGGTGAACGTTCCACCAGAAGTTTCAGCAGCATCGTTAGCCGGTAAAATCTGAGTTCCAAAAGTCCCATTATCGGACGGATCTTCTGGTCCTAAGACATAGTAAAAAGCGTTTCTAGCTAAAGGGAATTGGTCGCCAATGTTAGCCATTTTGAGACTCCTTAAATCGTTGGTTCAGTTCGAAAGTAGTTAACAGTAAAAATCATTGCAACACTAGCGGTATCAATTGCAGACGGATCACCCTCGCTTGTTTGCGTTTGTTGTAAGGTGATCGATTCAGCACATCCAGCACGAATCGCACTTTGCCTAAGTGCTCTCAATATGTCCGCAGTCATGTTCTCAATATCGGAATAATGATTATTGACAGTTCCGTTTATGGGACTCATATGCGCCACAATATTTAATTCCATGCTGCATCTGATTAGGTGACTAGGGTTGTAATCATATGTTTCATTCCCAGGACGAAACCCAATCCATGGTCTCGGAAAAGTCTCACTATCGTTCCAGTCCCTTACCACTTTTTCCACTTTTGCGACTGTGAAATTGTAAGGTGTGCTGTCCGAAGTTGAGATTCCAGACAAGGCATCATAGACTGTGTCAAATATATCATTTCTAACAGTCACGACACATCCTCAATGATTTCAATCATTTGGCTCATAGCGTCTTGAATTGCGATCCCATAATAGTTGGTCGCTGGGATGGTCACACTATGACGCAACCAATACTCTGCTTTAAACGTAGGCAGGGTGCTATCCTTGCGCGTTCTGATGGCATCATTGCGTGGTTTCCTTTTTTTCCTTTTCTTTCTCGTTTTGCGAGTCTGCTTAGTCGTGTCCTTTATTAGGAATACGTTTCCAGTTTTCTTTGAAGCAACCACGCTTAATTGGTTCTTTCCCCAATTCATTGGAGATCCACGAGCATGAGCCTCTTTCGATAATGGGATCGCAAGCATCTTACCTCTAGGCGATTTGAGATCTGATTTGCCCCAATTATGGATATCAGCATATACAAGGGGATTGGCAACACCAAAGGTGACTTCTGCCCTTTTCGGTTTTGAGACAATCACAGATCTCCAATTCTGCGCCAATCCTCCAGAGGTTTTAGTGGTACCCTCAAATGCTCCATATTCGGATTTCTTGTTTAAGAGTCTCATTGTGGAAATGATAATCTTTTGCTCTAAAATATCAGAGCATTCAACGGCTTTTCTAAGTAGCCATTTGTCAGATATAATATCCTCCAACCCTAGATTGTATGCCATATTGACGCCACCGCTAGAGGATTTAGTGCGCTTGAATCTTATCTTCTTAACGGCCATCGATCAATAACCGTCCCAATCTGGGTCATCGCCTCGATCCCTGTTTTGGTCAAATTGGCCTTGCTGAAAATCTGGTGGCACCATCGTGTTCTCATTTTGGTTATTCAGATTATCATGAGTCGCAATAGAGATCGCTCCAGGATAGATCCCACCTTCGGTATTCATTTCAGCAATGAGATCTCTCAAGAGATCTCTATAGTGGACGGTCGCTTGATCAACCGATCCGCTCACTCCCATAATGGAACGATTGGTGTCTCTCGTTAGAAGTGCCAAAATGCCACGAACACAGATCACACTAGTTCGCAAAACGGCATCGTTATATTGAGACAATATAGCGTTGATGGTTTCGTTACTTAAGATTTCTCGATTTGAGTCAGTGTCGCCAATTCGGAATCTCACCTTGTCTAGGGATGTCGATAGACTATCGCTATAAGTCCAAGTCATCTTACTCCCCTTTGGCTACAACGGCCTTCTCGTTAAGTCTCAAATTGCGAAAGTTTCTTATACTCTCTAGGTGTCACCACAACCACACCTACAAGGTCTTTTGAGCCAATCAGAGCCTGCCTCACCCGTGGCGTAAAATCATGAGCCTCTGGGATCAGTTCCCCGACTTTCCTGATCTTACCACCACCGATGTGCAAATCTCGTTTTGAGACTAAGTAACTTTTTAACACTGGATTCCCTTTTTCAGATTTCTCCGGTAAATAATTAGCTAGATGCATCGACGTCCACGGCATAGACACCTAGGGTAGCTGCAATCAATTTGTAATCATATGCTGCCTCAACCTCGATCCTTGTCGATCGTCTTTCTGGCCTATCATATCGATGGACTCTTTGACCAGCAGATCCTGCAAGGTATCGATTCCAAGAAAAGGAATAACCAGCTGATGGCGTCATTAATGACGGTGAATCTGGTGTGTAGCAAATGAAGACATCGTCATCATTCCCAATTCGAGCCATGGTAGTGGTCTGGCCTTCAACCGCAGTGTTCTCCACTCCTCTCAAAACGAAAACTCTAGGCAATCCCAAAAGAGAACCAATAAGGTCTTCCGTGATTGTTCCTTGTTGAGTGTATTTAATCCGATCAAGGGTTGCGGAGTTGTTGCAAAATGAGCGGAAAGAAGTTGCGCCAAACACAATCGTGTTAGGCATGAATCCGCTATTCTTCTGGATCGAATCCATTTGGAGTTGAATGTCCGAAACTGGATCAGCACTTGCTGCTCCCCAAGTCCAATCAGTGACATCAAGCCCATCCGGTGATCCTGTCCAAATACCAGCCCCAAAAAAGGCCGAAGTCCATTGCTTTTCTCTTGAGATCGCAAGCTTGTTCATCAAGTACTTGGTTGAACTCGTTTCGAGATTCAAAGGAGAATCCGCATTTGCTAAAGTCTGGTCATCCAGATCAACCCCTAGACTCCACACATCACAAGTATAGGAGGATGTGGTAAGTCCGAAATTGGCCATGGCACTTTCAGCGCCCGGTGCTCTCAATTTGAAATCGTCTCTATTGAAATCCCCTTTTGAGAATGTGAAATAGAGGTCAGAACGAGAATCCACTGCGACGTTAGGGAACACAGTGCTATGAACAAAATTCGCACTTTGCTGAAGGTAAGCCTCACTTATTGTCGTGAGAGGCCTATTGACGTGAACATCTGACCTTGAGGGACTGCCGGGCATTTCGATTCTCCTTTTGCACTTTGTGCAAATTGTTTATCTCAATATGAGATTACGCTTTCTTCTCGCCGATATAAACTAACACTGGAAACACATCACCACTGACTGCCGAGGATAGGGCTATACCGCACATCCTAGAGGCACTTGCGATTGTAACGGCCTTGCCGACTGTGTTGCTTCCTACTTTGGCACCACGAGTTATGGTTCCGGCGGATTCCACTTTTGCGACACCACCGATCACCACTGGGACTGCATCACCAGCTGCTGAGATATCCTCGCCACAAACACCAACGATCCCAGAGTTGTCCACATCATCCACGGTTGACACAGAACTATCTGCTGTCTCAACTTGAACAAAGGTATTCTTGGATAAAGCTTCGTTACTAATAAGGGACACGACACTTGCTGATTCATAATAGGACATAGGATTCCCCTTATGCTAATAGCTGTGAGCTAGGTGTCAAAATGACATCAAAGATATCCCCGGATACCGCGCTCGATAATGCGATTCCTTGAACTTCATCAGTCGATGCAGCAGCAACCGCAGCACCACCAGAGCAAGTCACTTGAGCGCCTCTTGTGATCGTTCCACCACTTAGCACTTTGCTAATCCCAGAGTAGCCAATTGCGACAGATGCACCGGCGGTTGTTTCAGCAGTTTGCGCGACACCAACACAGATATCCGTTTTTGCGACACCTTGAATGAATTGGGAATCAGCACCACTGATTTTCACAAAGCGATACTGTCCAACCGTTCCAGTGTTTAGCTCTAGTGAAATGCAGTTTAGATTTTCGTAAATAGCCATCGATTATCTCCAACCAATTGATTTGGAATATAGATCTTGATTCTCTTTTAGAGTCTTCTCATATGCCTTTAAATAAGGCTCTCCGGTCTTAGCAACACGATGCTTTGCCATCTTCTCAATCTCATTATCGAAATCGTTTTGATTTGAGATTCCCGAAATAGACTCATTTTGACTTGTGCCTTGTTCTGAGAAAATGCCGCTATTCTTAGCAAAGGCATTTGTCGATTTGAGAATGCCTTCAACCTTACCGCATAGGGATGGGCTGATGTCATCTAATTCTCGTAATAGGATTCCAACTTCTTGAGAAGATGCACCGGGCACCATGCTATAGTGCTCATCCGCTTTTTGGATGAACTCTTTTTCGCGTTTTTCATCTTCGTGCTTTTGAATCTTAGATTGCAACTCTTCGTTGGACTTAAACAAGGCCTTGATCCTTGGATCATCATATGCCTTCAACAGGGCCTTAGCTAGAGGGTCATCAGGGCCTTTCTCTAGCTCTTCCTCACTCTTCAGTTTCCCTTTATCGGACAAGCTAGTACCTTCTGATTCTTCTCCTCGGTCAAACTCAGATTGAGACTTTTCCTCATCTGCGACACGAGCACCCTCAGACTCCTCACCTCGATCAAACTCAGATTGAGACTCCTCAGCTTTGAGACCAAGAGCACTTTGGATCTTGTCGAGCAATCCTGAGTTCAATTCTTCTTTGACGGCAGAAAGCAGTTTCATCGCATCTTCAATGGTGCTTTGTCCTTCTTTGCTAATCCCGTCGATCACCATTTGCTTTACAATCTCATCATTGCCATCATTGCCTGGTGACGATAGGATAGCAGCTGTCAAATCTTTCATCTTAAAATCCTCCGATTTCCATAATGCGAATTTGCGCTTGTTCGCGCCACGTTTTACTAAGCTCACTTCATGCACCGATAAGGATGAAAGGTCTGTCGCGTTTTGGTCATCTTCATTTTGCTCACTCGCCATTGTTACCAATCTCCCCGTATTCTATTTTTGGGACTGCCCCGGATTCGTGCGTTGTTCTCAATCCGAAACCGCCAATCGAATACGCCTCGAAATTCCCATTTTGGAATTCCTTCCAAAGTGAGTCATTCAGCTTAGTGCTCAAAATCCAAGAGCCAGAAGTCACGATATCCTCACCCATCTCAAAACGATACGCACTATGTGGAGCATTATCAATGGCTTTCACATAGTCATCCCTAGTAGGATATGGAACCAAGTAGGATTCCACTGGAACTGCCCCTAGTGCCTTTGCTGCATGGTTTAAGCCTATCGTTCTAGAAGTGCTTAACCATTCATGAGCAGCATCTTCGATGGTTCCAGGATAGAGGATGTCGTTTTGGGAATCTTTAGTGTATGGCGATAGCACCACACCGGTTACGACCTTCTTCTCATTATCGGATTTGCTTATGTTCACATTGATGGGATTGTGATCGCGCTCAGAGGATGAGGCATCAATGGGTGAGTCCGCTTTGTTCGGAGACTCTAGATCACAGTTCATCACATCACGATGGTCTGTGTCAAGTATCGATCTGAGAATTCTCGATTTGCGAGCAATCTCACCACTGTCACCATATCTCAAAATGGCATCAGGATGGGGAAGCCGCGCTTTATATTGGTCTTTCGCCGCGCTGATGTTGCCTAGACCAATCGCGACTTCCCCATTGGTAGGACACTTCTTAGACGTAACGATCTCATATCTGGGATTTCCCAATAAGGGAAGATATACCTTTTTGAAAATCTCCATAGACTTGCCATCGATCTCTGAATCGCAAATGAAGACAATGGGCTTGTTCTTCGGTGTATGTATTTTCTGGAGTGTTGCAAATGCCCATCCAGGCAACACATCAAACGCTTCTCCTAGAGCTCTCATTATGAGATTGTTATTGCTTAGGTTTTTCACGATGGCTTCTGCATAAACAGAGCTTGACCCAATATGAGACGGCTCGCCACGGATCTTCTGAATTTGGGAATAGGTAAAGACTCTAAACACATCGGTAAGTGTTGAGATCGTCTTTTCGTCACTGCCTCGTTTTGCGATTAAGAAGTTCTCAGTATTAAGAGCAGCCCAAGCCCATCCCGGCAATTTCCTCTTAGCTATCACCAGGGCCTTGCCTATAGGCAATCCACTGTCTTTGTCATATGGTGTTAACTGAGGTCTTGAATGAGCATGGCTGTATGCCATTCTGAAGCAGGTTTCTTCTTTTCCGCCATCCTCCATGCAACCATTAAAGGTCTTTAAGAAATCCTCTCTCTCGTCTCGTCTTGGCAAAGCTCGTTTCACTTTATCAGGTAAATCATTGATGTCTCGATATGGCATTTTGGTTACTCTCCCGCTTCTTGCTCATCGTCGGTTGTCTCAATTTCAAAATCCTGTGGTCGACTCAAAAAGACATTTTCCGATTGTGGAGCACCTGCAAGTTCTCGGATCCACTTCTCAAGTTCGTCATCTGGTGTAATTATGCCTGCACTTACCATTGTGGCAATCGGACCAGCGATTTCCTCAAGAGGCATCTTCTCAAGATCACCATGTCTTATTTTGGGATATAGTGATGGATCGTCAAAACCATTCATCCTCATGAGTTGCTCAACTGCTTCATTGAGCACATCAACAATCGCAGAAAGAAACCCGCCTAGTGCCTGTGAGAACATGTTGGTTTTAGTTGAAGCTAAAGCCCATGATCCAGTGGTTCCCGATCCGAGAAATAAGAAATCTGCAAGGAATGACCTAGCAATAGATTTCTCAAGTCGTTCGATTACGGGATTTGTTTCAGCAGTCTTACCGGACGATCCGCTCATCAGTTGGAATTTGTAACCGCTGGGATTCCCATCTTGCGTCACTTCGCTAGGCAAAACGAGACCGGCATACTCGTCGGATTTCACTCTGCTAACCATATTCTGAAAGTTGGTAAGCAACTGCTTTTCTGCGCTTGTCGCAGAATCAGACAATAGGCGTAATGGGACGGTCATCACGGGTAGCCCGCTCAAATTGCGACTGATCCCGATTGCTTCGCTGATCTGAATCTTCTTTTGAATAGAGTAGGAAACATAGCAATTTCGCAAACTGCTACGACCTTGAGGGTTGTCTTTCATAACGCCAACTGATCGGAATAGCAGAAGCTTATCTAAAGGGATGTAGTTGATGGCATAGTTAGGCGGAGCCATTTGGTACATTCCCAATAGTTCGCCCTTTTCTGAGAATTCCCATCCATAATTCGTATCTTGGGATCTCGGTCCGAATTTGCACCATCCGATCCTATTATCGGAATACATCGATGTCTTGTCTTTATCGTCATCCAATCCTTGTCTCATTTTGAAGACAATCTCAAAAGTGGACCAACCATAGATGCACACTCCGCGAACTGCCTCACCCATGATGTTAGGCCATGATTGAGACATGTCCTCAATGCACTCCTCGACGAACTGCGCCAAGTGTTTCGCATCTTCGGATTCATCCGCACCATCCACTTCCCATGTCACTTTGCGAACGAACGAATCTATCAAGAATAGCACGGCTCCAATCGTCGCGTTATTGTCCGACATCTCACGATAGGCTTTAATACCATTGGTTCCGCGTAGTTCGGACATCCACTCTTCTTCGATCGTGGTGTATCCATTTGAGAATCGGTTAAGTCCTGTGATCCCAATCTGCGAATAAGGATCGATGTCCTTATCGTCAGGATCGCTCGATGGGCTAAATGGGTTGTCTGGCATTTTGTTATCCTTTAGTTTCATTATAGGAATGGACGAACTTTTGTTGATCTCTTATAGTCTCGTTTTGAAGCAGGAGCGATCACACATCTGCAATTGATACGTTCACCAGGAGGTAGGTTAGCATCACCGGGAGCTAGTGCAGCAACCGTCGTCCCATCTTCGGACAACCAAGCAAACATCTCATCCACTGGCAAAACGAGACCATCTAGATCTCTATGAGATTCCCTTGTTCTATTGTCGTGAAATGAGACCCACATCTTGTATTCAGTGCCCCGATCCTTGTAACCTTTCACAGCTGCCTTATTCCGTGCTTGTGTCAATTCGGTACGTGCAATCATCCTGGCTCTTTGTGCGACACCATATGGATCACGAGATCCATTAACACCATTGTCTCCATATGTTCTCAATTTGCGACCACGGAACTTGAACGATGGCGGTTTTGGGACTCCTGCTCTAGAGAACGGATCCGATCCTGGGACACCTTCCATTGCCCTCCTAATATAGGAATCGCTCGCTTTGATTCCATACTTGATCTCTTGTTCCCGAAGTGAGGCAATGAATTCGCGGGTTGAGTCATAGAACTCACGACGAAGATCGGATATGATTTCGTTAGCTGCTATCGTTGTCCTATATTGCGCACGACGAAGCTCATTAAGATACTCCTCGCCTCTGATGATCGTGTTTGTCTCATTACGATAATTCGATTTGAAGGATCGCATATACCATGATTCGAGGATCTTCATTAGCTCATCTTCAGTCCCTGCATATTCCGCTTTTAGGATTTCCGATTTTCGGATTAGCCCACTGTCTCTGACCCATTCGTTCTTAAGTCTGATCAGATACTTGTTTATCCATTTTGAGATCTGAGGACTCATCGCCTTTTCATGCCCTAGTGCCATCCTAGCACCTTTCCCGGCGAATATACGGCCAATCGATGGTTCCTTTTTTGAGACTACATCCATGATAGCTCATTGCCTGTGTGGTTCACACTGACATCCATGTTGATCGGCATCTGGTTCTTACTATCAAGCTCAGTGATTCCCCATACCATTGCATCCAACCTATCGTCATCATTATCACTAGATCCCGGAACGAAATTGCACAGCTGATCGGCAAGCTCATGCATCGATTTGCAAAAGTGGACTTTGCCTTGTTCAAAACGAGACGCGATCGGTTGTGCTCTAGTATGCTTTCCTTTAGACGCTCGCACTTCCTGAATTGCGACAGTGGGATCGATCTGGTTGATTATCTTGCGCCATAGATCACCGCCTTGGTTCACTTCCACAACGATACAGTCCGCCATATGCTCATGGTATAGCCTAACAGCTGATGCCATGATCTGATCTGGTGGTGCTACTTTGCTGGCGTCATCTAGAATGTAGAAATGAGAATTCTCATCGATCCCACAAACGACCACACCACTCTCATGGGATCTTTCATGAGCAGTCACGGCAGGATCAACCGCGATTACGATTCGTCCCAAATCAGGAACACAGGATCGACGATTGTCATCTATGGATTGTCGAGTGAAGATAGCGCCCGGCATTTCATCCAGCAACTCACCATCCAACTCTTGCCGACCAAGTGATGTACCACCATACTCATCGAAAATCTGCTGCATGAAAATGGGACTGAGATTTGCCTTGTTCTCCTTGGTGCTTCCTCTCGTGACTATCGTATGTCTATTTTGGGACAACTTGCGGATGAACTTCTTTGGTCTAGGTGTGGTTGTAATGATAGCCCTAGGATGCTTTCCCAATCTGAGACCGAACATTGCCATCGACCAAGTATAATCACCGCGGCTCCATGCCCCGAGTTCATCCGCCCAAATCAATTCGCATTGTGGGCCACGTAGCATTTCGGGACTGTCACTAGAGAACGTCAGAGCTACCGATCCATTGGGCCATGTCAATAGCCTCTTAGATGGCTCGTAGTATGGTCTGAAGTCGTTTGGTGAGCAATTTAAGATCCCACTTTCGCCATCGATCATAACCGATCTCACATCGCCAACGGTTCGGCCTATTAGATGAACTCTGGACACTCCGCCAAATCGAACCAACTCAATCACCGATTCGGATCCCGTTTTGGTCTTGCCCCATCCCCTTCCAGTCATCAGCAACCATGTTGACCAATGATCTCCTTTTGGGATTAGCTGCTCTTTTCGGGCAGTGAAGATCCAGTCTTTCTCAAAAAGAGACATCTCACTTTCGGACAACCCAGAAAGGAACTCATTCCTTTGTGTCGCATTCTGCGAGCTTAGCCAACTTAGCCAGGATTCTCGATCTTGCGCTATCGATGTCGTGTTCAATTGGTCCTCCATCAGGTCCGCTGATCTCTTGCTGAATCTTGATTGTCATATTGCGACGACGTTCTAACTTCCATGCAGCTGCTTGCCACGATCCACCGATCGCTGCTTTCTCAATTAGCGCCATCCATCGATTGGTGGCCTCTCCTTCAACTTCTTTTATGCGATCAAGAAATTCACCGAAGCGCTTGTCCTCTTTTGAGACACTGTCCGATTTTGCAGCACGCTTCCTTTTAAAGAACCATTCGTGAGAGAACCCAGCACAACCGCACGCATCGACGATTGGGCAGCCTAGGCGGATAGCCTTAAGGAATCGATCTTCCATGTCCTTGGTTAGGACTTTCCCTTTGCGCCCTGCTTTTCTTTTTGTCTTGGCCTTCTTTGTTGTTTTCATAGTTAACCCCTAACCATTGTTCGCATATTGCGACCGCCACCACTTCAGTCATCCTTGGCGGTACACTCATCCCAATTAGATACTTCCCGATCTTATCATTCTCAGTTTGATAATCATCAGGGAATGATCCAAGTCGTTTAAACTCCCTTAAGCATAGCCTCCTTTGCTCACTGTGATGGCTTAAGATATCAGAAGCAGTCAGAGTTGGTGATGGCTTTTTGGGATGTATCTTGATATGATTCCACAACTTGATAGGCAATCCCATCCTGAGAACTGCCTCGTGATACCCTTCTCCTGGCCTAGTCAATGGCCACCAAAGATTGTCAGTTGGGCGGTCAAGTTCACAATCGGATTTCTCTGACTCAGTCAGTTCGATATCTGCTAGCGCTCTTTCAACACTCACCTTTTCCATTTTGGGATTAAGCACAAGTGGTTTCAATTTGAGATCGTCTCGAAATGCACAAAAGAAAACACGTTTCCTTCTTTGGGGCACACCACAATCAGATGCATTCAGCAAGAAAAGTTGGGGGTGATATCCGATCTCTTTAAACCTTCTAAGTATGGCCCTGGTGTATCCCTTGGCGTTTCCAAGCAGCATACCACTCACGTTTTCCGCAATAGCTATTTTGGGATTCAACCGATCCACCAGATCCAAATAGTCGAAAAACAGATCTGACAAAACCTGCTTTACCTGGCCTTCTCTGAAGTGCTTATCCTTGCCCCATAGGCTTTCTCGTTTTGCGGATGATGTGCTGAAAGTAGAGCATGGTGGTGATCCATCCAAGATATCAATCCCAAAAAGCTCTTGAGGCAGATCCATTGTTAGCAGTTCCTTAATCGGACACAAGTAGTAGTTGTCCGGTTTTAGGTTTAACTTATAATGGTGTGCCATTTCGGGATCTATATCATTCGCGGCAATCACATTACACCCAGCTAACTTGTACCCCATGGAAGATCCGCCACCACATGAGAAAGTGCTCATCACATTGATTCCCGTTTTGGGAACATGATCCAACTCAGTGATCGACCATCCATGGTGTTCGTTTCTCATTACGGGATAAGCTTACCTTTCTCAAATTCAAAACCGCACCTTGGGCAGGCATGACTCATTTCGAGACTTTCCATCTCAATCTCTTGAGTGCTCCCATCCTCGTCATCAGTCCACTTGTTTACCAATGCATTCAGCTCCGCATCACTAAACCCGGATGCCTCGAGCAAATCATCGGTCTCATTTTGAAACGAATTCAATTGCTTCGACAATGCCTCGTCATCCCAATATGCTAACTCAGCAGTCCTATTGTCTGCTATGGCATAGGCGACCGCTGCTGGCCCATTCAAGTTGGTCCTTATCGTGTCAATATCGGACCAGCCTAAATCGTTAGCAGCCATCAACGTACCATTGCCTGCAATCACAACACCTTTAGCATCGACCACGATTGGCTTTTGTTGTCCAAAACGAGACAAGCTTGCTTTGATCGCTTTGATGTTTTTCTCA